AGCTGAGCGTTCGCAGCCGCGGCGTTGAGCGATTCCGTCTGCCATTCGTGCAGCGTCGCCTTCGCCGTGGTCTCGTCGGCCATCGCCTGAAGCGGAACCTCGACCGGACTGATGTTGTAGATCTTGTCGAGAAGATCTTCGCGGTTGCCGATCGCGGAGAACGTCAGCAACGTGTTGGTGAGAATTGCCATTGTTCGTTTATTCCTCGAAAAACTCATTAAGGACGTGCGCAATCCGCTGGTCGCGCGAGGCGTTGGCGGGGATGCGCTTTGCGGGTCGCGAGGAATCCGAGGCGTCCGACTTCATCGGTTTGACCTTTGACTTCGGAACGACTTTCTTAGCCGGCAACTCGGCTTTGGCCTTTTCGATGGCGTCGTAACGGCGGGCCTTGTCGATAATGGTCAATGCCCGGTGGTCGATGAGGTCGGCGATCTCGCCATCCTCAAAGCCTGACCCACGAAGGTAGTTCACCGCCTCCGTGGCAAAGCCCTTCAACTTCTCGGGGTCAGCCAGTTCCGGCATCGCCTTGATGAGGGCTTCCGTTTCCCGCTGGGCTTCCTCGGCTTTTTGGGCCGCATCGGCTTCGGGATTCCCCTTCGACGCTTCGGCGATCTTCGCTCTCGCCATATCGACGGCGGCACGTCGCTGATCGACGGCTTCCTTCAACTGGACGTAGGTGGCGGGATCGCTCTGCGCGAGCGCTTGCCAGTCGATGTTCCTGGCTTCGCTCAATATGGGGTCCAACGCTTCGAACAGGTCGGTTGCCTGCTTCAATTCACTCGCAAACTGGCTCTGAAGGGTTCGCTCCTTCTCGGCCAAGGCCATCGTCTTGCGCGTGTAATCCTGCTCGCGGCTGTAGCCTTTCGTCAGTTCGGACAGAGGTACTTCCACCTCTTCGCCGTTCACCTTGACCTTGTAGGTTGGTTCCGGCGCATCCTCTGCTTCAGGCTCTTCCTCGGCAGTTTCCTCTTGCTCTTCGACGGCTTCGGTCGCGTCCTCTTCGGGTTCGGCTGCCTCTTCGGCTTGGCCCCCCTCTAGTTCCTCGACCACTGAGGAAAGCTCGTCACTCTCCCCGGCGTTTCCCGATGCAATCTCTTCGATAATCGAATCCATTGACACGGGTGCGTCAACGGCTGCCGTTTCCGGCGTCACCGCTTCGGACATAAAATGTTCCTCTTGTTGTGAAATCGTGATAGCTCAGGGGCGTTTCTGAGTTTGCCCTGTCGTCTAGCGGTAGGACATCGGCCTTTGAAGCCGTCAGCCTTGGTTCGAATCCAAGCGGGGCATCCAATCTAACCGAAGTGTTTGGAGCAACGCTGGCAGTGGCGTGACCACTGACCGGGACCAAAAATCTCCATGCTCTTCTCTGTCAGCAGTATGTCGTGGGCGCCGAACAGGCACCGCAATCTGTTGAGCAGTGCCTTCATGTCCCACCCTCTAGCGCAGCGGCGCGGTCAGGCGGCTCGCTGAAATCCTCTGGTCGTCAATCGCGGACTGGATCTCGACGCGGATGCGGCCAGCGGCCTTGCAGAGCATCCACGCGAACTCACGGGCCTGTGCCCCATCCTGTGCTGGCGTCCCCACCCACGCATCAACCGCCGCTTTCTCGATCCCGTCGAGAATTTCGGTCAGCAGCGGGTTATCCTTGAGCGCCCTTGCGTCGTTGGCGCGGGCTTCGATGTCGCTCATGCGCCCATCTCATCAGGCATTGGCCCCTGAGAAGCCGCCAGGTGTGCCGTGAGCGCGTCCAGAGCCTCCGGCGGTATCTCTTGGCCTTCGGGCTCCTGCTGCGGCTCTGCGGGCTGATTTTCGGCCTGATCGTCGCTCGGATCGATCGTCAACGCGGGCGGCGGCGTCATCTGCGCGATGATGATGTCCTTTTCCGCCCCGATTTTTGCGACTTCGATCTTCGCCTGTGCGTCGATTTGCGCCTTGATGACGGTCGGGTCAGACATCGGATCGGCCTGCGGCTCTTCCGGCTGCTCCCCGCTGCTCTTCGGGTCGGTGTAATAGCTCTCCACGCCCTTGAGGCCCATCGCCTCGACCATGCGCTTCAGCTTCTCGTAGACATTTTCCATTGTCAGGAGAGGCCCGTTCGCCCCGCCCTGAAGCTCGACAATCTGATTGTCGATATCGAGCAAATTGGTGAGGTGGGCGATCATCTGATCCTTGTTGCCCGTGCCCAATCCGACTGCGACAGACATGTCGAAACCGTTCTTCCACTCGCGCGGGTCGATCTCGACCCATTGCCCACGAAGGCGGATGACTTCGGCCTTGTCCTGATGCGTCGAAACCAGCGCGAGAAGCTTTTCGAACACGCCGCGAAGGAACTCGGCGAACTGCCGTGCGACCAATTCGGCCCGCTGTGTCGAGGCGTTCTGAATGATCGAAATGCCGGTCGCGGTCTTGTTGAGCGAGTCCGCGTCCATGCCCTGGTTGTAGCGGGTCGAGCCGGTCCTCTGCTCTCTCACGCCATCCAGATATTCGATGAGGCCGTAAGCCTTCTCGGCAACGAACGGAACGACCGCATCGCGGATCATTCCCGGTGCCTTCACCCGGATAATCCCGCCAACCGATGGGTTGAGAATGTCCTCGATATTAACCTGGCCCTCGACAACCTCTCTCTGGGGCCGATTGGTTAGGTAAATGTTGTTCAGCATCTCGCGGACGAGCGCCGTTTTCTGCATCTGAATGTCGCGGGTCACGTCATGGATCGACAGCCCGACAAGCTTGTGCGGCAGCGGAATGGGCGTCCATGCGACGAACGGGTGGTCTTCAACCTCTTCGTTCGACAGGAGAACGCTTTCCGACCCCTCCCCGCCGATCAGCACCTTGCGCCAGCTTAAAGTCCCGCGCTTCTCGTAATCGCAGCGGATATAGGCTTCGAGCACGTCGACGACACGGGCGAGGTCATCAACGCCAAGCTGCTCCTCGCTATCATCCCCGCGAAACCGCTCTTCGCGCTCCAGCCCATCGGCATCCGCGGCCTTCAGCTGGTTGCACTTCTTCTTATCGAGACCCATCGCAATGAGATCGCCGACCGGCTTTCTCGACTTGTGCGCAAGGAACGTCGCGTCATCCAGCGTTGCAAGCCGGTCCTCGTGCAGGAACTCGTCCGGAGCAATGATGAACACGCGGTAATAGGAGCAGGGCTTCAGCTCCTGCACCTTCACGTCGAACAGGTCGGCGTCCGGATCGTGAATGATCGGCTCCAGCACCTCCAATGATTTGTCGGAACTGAGCGCCTGGAGCTGGATCGCATCGATCCCCGCGTAGCTCTCAACCGCATATTCCTCGACTTCCTCGCGAACGACCTTCGCCACGCCAAGGCGGGACAGAAGACCGTCCTTCATCGCGTCGTAGATCACCCGAAAGGCGTTGTTGTCCCTTGAGAAGCGCCAGTTGAGATATTCCGTCGCCTGTTTGGCGGCTTCCTCATCCTCGGGGCCGCGCGGCTCCATTCGCACCGTCTCATCCCCAGCGACGAACGGCTTCACGAGGCCGGGAAGCATCGACTCCACCGCTTCCATCGTGTCCCGAGAGACAACCGTGGAGAGCCCGGCGCCGCTGTCCCCGTAAAGGTCGAGGTTGTCGCCGCGATAGAATTGCAGCGCTTCCTTGCGGGCGTCGGTTTGTGCGGTCGAGTACCGTCCACCGGACGCAGCTCTGCGCTTCAGTACGAGCTGGCGCAGCTCCTCGTCCGACATCTGGGCCATTAGTTGGCTTTCGCCTTCTTGGGCGCGGGCTGAACGGACGTGACGATGTGATAGGCTTTGAACGCCTTCGCCGCCGCATCATCGCCGCCATCGGCTTCGACGCACACGGTCTCGGTCTCCCCGCGAGGACCGCGGAGAGTGACTTCGTATCGCATTTGTTTCTCCCTAAACTACGCGGGCGGTGCGCTTGATCGGCTTGGACCAGCCGAGGTTCGGCTCTTCGTAAGCAACGCAGCCGGTGCCGAAGGCGTCTGCATCGTGGCTCGCCCAATCGTGCTCCGGCCCAAGCCCGATGCCGCGCTCTTCGTCCCGCTTTTCGTGATACCAGCCCAGCGCTTTGAGACCGGCAGCGCACTTCTGTTCGTCAAACCGCATTCTTGAGAACAGCTGCCGCGCCTTCTCGACCCGCTGCATCGCCGCGCCCTTGCCCTGATTCGGGATGACCTTCACCGTGTAGCCGGCGTCTTGGAACGCCTTGCGGTAAGACGTGTCGATCACTTTGTCCTGTTGGTCGCCGTCATGCGGCAACTCGATAAGGCAGCGATCGGGAGTGTAGCCTTGCGAGCGCATCCAGTTGAGGTGGGCCGCGAAGGGTTGGCCCTGCGCAGTGTAATGGTTCGTCCACCGAATCTCGGTCTGGATGTCCTGCCGAGCCCAGAATACAAAATTGTCGGCCTTTGCCCCCGTGCCCCCGATGTCAGCACACAGCTTGACAACAAAATGCGGATCTTCCGCGACAAAGCCCACCCGCCCCTCTTCGCGCGCCGCGGTCAGGGATGCCGCGTAATACGCGCCCTCGACCACGTCCAAGAAAGCGCCCTCCCACACATGCTCATAGGAATGCGGGCGCTCTCGTTTATCCTTGAGCCTTACGCGGTCCAGGATGTCGGGAAACCACGGGTTGTCCCGCCAATTCATTTCAACGATCTTGGTTCTGGCGTCGTGCTCGACCAGCTTCGTATGAAATCGCTTATTGGTCGGGGCTTTTTCGTCCTCGGGGTTCCAGGTGAGCCAAAGTTCGCTGTCTTCCTCACGCAGCGTCGGGATCAGCTTGACCCACGCCTCCTCGGTGGTCTGCTCAGCCTCCTCAATCCACGCCAGCAGTATCCGCGACTTGGACTTGAGGCTGTTAAGGTTCCTTGCAAGACCGACAAATGAATAGCTGACCCGCCCATCCTTGGTGCGAACAAATGTCTCGCCAATCTCAAAGTGATCCAGCAGCCACGGCTCTGACCGAATTGCCGCCTTCACTTCCTCAAGTGACGAATCCGCAAGCGAGTTCATGAACTGGCGGCCGCACAGGATAATTCCCTCTCGGCCAGCCATCGCCCACATGTAGGCCCGAACGGCAGTCATCTTGGCAAAGGTGCGGGACTTCGCCGATCCCCTGCCGCCATGTGATCCCCTTACGTCAGCTTCGCCCTCGAATACGGGAATGAGCTTATCGGGAATCTCAATCTGCGCGGATGCCAACCAACTGCACCTTGGTGATCGTCTGAAGCGGGTTATCGGGATCACCGGCAACCTGAAGCGGTATCACCTTGCCTACCAGCGTAAGGAAGGCGGTCGGATTAGCCTCGGCCTGCCGCTCCAGATACTCAACGCCCCCTTTGTTGTTGAGCGCCTGAAGAACCATGTCCTTGACGGCGGCAGTTGTTTTGTTGACCGAACCCTTCGGCCGCCCCGGCCCAGGCTTCCCCTTGCCGATCTTGTTTTCCATTGTTTGTTTAACCTCTCCCCGGTTCCGCTAGGCGGGTCGCCGGTCTTTGGTTTAAGCGCTAAGGCGCCAGTTGATCGTTCCCGAGGTGTAGGCTGAACAGCGCAGCCGATGAATCACCCCGCCCTCGGGCTCAGGGAGCACTTCGCTTGAAGGGGCTGTGTAGCTCACCGCTGTGTTGGTGCAGTAACGCAGCACCGGAATGTAATTGGCGCCGCTATCGAAGCTGCGCTCCAGAACCACCGTACCGACAAAAGTTCCCCATACCGATATGTTGAACTGGCGTGCCGTTTCATTGGCAGCGCGATTGGGAACAAAGTCGGCGCCGTTGGCCGTTCCGCTGAACGACCCTGTTGCTGCCGACATTCTCTCCTCCTCTTAGGTGCGGACTGCGACTTTCCAGCTTTGGCCAGGCGGGGCGTCGAAGAACTGCTCGCCGCCGGCCTGGAGACGATAGTCGCTCGTGGTCGCGGTCGGGTTCGATCCGACCGCGACGTAAACGGCCTCATCGGACTGCACGAGCACCATGTTCGTATCAGATCCGAAAGCGGACGACTGAGCCGAAGTGCCGGTTGCGGTGATCGGTGTTTGGGCCGTCAGCTTCTGTGTGGCCGGAACAATCGGGTAGTCGCCGTGTCGCGCCCGTCCGCCGTACTCAATGATACGCGTCGCCATGCTCGTTTACTTTCCGTTGATCTTTATTTAGGTTATTCGGTTCATTGCCTCTGCTTGGTTGGCAAAGGACTGTATGATGTTTCATTCCTGCCCGGTGTGCGCTTCGGGTTCGATCCGGCTCCGCTTTACTGGCTTCAGTAACAGAATGCCCGATGACGGGCGATCATGGCCCGTATTCGAGTGCCTTTCCTGCGGTCATGGCTTCGTCAATCCGCAGCCGAGCGCGGAAGAACTCAACGCCTTCTATGACGCGGCCTACGAGGCTTATGGCGAGCGCCACGCGGCCGAAGCCGATGATGAAACCGTAATCGCCAAGGCAAAAGCCGCGGGCAATCTCGACGGCATTCCTCTGCCCGAAGGAAAGCGCGTGCTCGACCTTGGCTGCGGCGGCGGCTACTTCCTCAATCTCTGCCGTCAGCTTGGGGCGATGGTTCAGGGGATCGAGCCGAGCCCGCACGGCGCCGCCATCGCGCGCGGACAGGGCATTCCGGTGTTCGAAGGTACGCTAGACGACTTCCTCAATGAGCATGGGACCGAGCGCTTCGACATCATCACATCGCATCATGTGCTCGAACATGTTCCCGATCCGGTAAGCACGCTGGGAAAGCTTCGAACATTGCTCGCAAACGGCGGTCTTATGAAAATCATGGTCCCGAACGCAGCCTCGCCCTTCGCCCGCAAACTCGGCGCCGACTGGCATAGCGTGGACCTTCCCATCCACCTTCATCAATTCTCGGAAAAGAGCCTTGTCAAAGCCGCTGACCTCGCCGGGCTGTCCACCATCGACGTTGGCACGGTCTCGCTTCCCGCTGGTATCGCTCATTCCCTGCAACTGCACTTGAGGCGGCGCTACAAGGTGCCCCAGCGGCTCAGTGCGAGGTTCCTTGGCCCGATCGGCGCGCATCTGGCGAAGCTTCACGATGCGAGCAACCAAGGCGAGGCGCTGGTCGCGAGGTTCGCGGCCTAGTTGTGAACGGTCACCGGACCCTTGTGGCCTGACGAAATCTCCTGAACCGAGAAGTTGTCCACGTTGCCGGTAAAGCCGTCCCAGCTCATCAGGCCGAACTCTCCGGTCTCTCCGGTTGCGGTCAGCTCGTAAGTGCATGTCGTATTGGTCGAGCAGGGCTTGCCGAGCCCGAGCTTGGCCGTGGGCAGGTAACGAGCGGGATGGCGCGGGTTGCTGTCGGGAGCGCCGGGGTTCCCAACGCCAGTAGGCGCCGTCTCGTCTGCGCGTTTGATCGCCGTGCCGTCCCCAAGGTTGCCGCCGCCGCAGCTCTTGTGCGCGTCGATGCAGCTTGCCTCCCATGTGGACTGAACAGTGGGCGACCACCCATTCATATAGTCGAAGTGGAAGGTCGAACCCTTCTCCGCGCCGGCCACCATTTCATCCGATGACCAATGCCAGGTCTTGTTCTGGAACGCCTGATCCACCCGGAAGTAGAGCTGCACCTCGATATTCGATATTTCGACCGGATGCCCAGGAACCGAGCCTGAGCCGACGCAGGAGCGGAAGAACTGACCGCTCTGGATCGGTCCCGTGCCGTAGACAACATGCGCCCGGTGGTCAGGCGTATCGAGGTAGACGCCGTCCCAGCAATTCGCCATCGCCGCGTTCATCGCGACCACGCTATCCACCGGGCAAAGGTGTCCCGATCCGCCTGGCTGAATATCGCTCAGATGCGCATAGGGGCCGTAAATGACGACTGAGCCACTGGACCAGTCCCAGCATTCCCAGTGCATCGCGGCATTGTCGATCGGCCCCCCGGTTCCCGTGGAGAAATTGTAGCCCGAGATGAAGTGCATCCCCGTGGGCATGGCGACGCAGGAATCCGCGGTGCGCAGCGAATTCGAGAGCGTGCATTGGCTGCTAGAGGCCGGATCGCGCTTGTAATAGAGGTTGATCGTGTCCGGTTTAACGACATTGCCTACGCCGTCCATCATCGCCGGAAACCAGTAAGCAGAGCGGTTGAGCGGATGGTTCTGATCCGAACCGTTCCCGCATGTCGTTCCGCCAGTTGCGCGCAGCGTGGCGGTCGTGGTCTTGGCTGTAACGCCCGTATTGCCATAGAACTGGTGGAAGTGCGAGGCGCCCGATTGGTTGGCGTAAACCAGCGGATCATCAGGAAGAACTTGGCCGCCGCCGCAGAACATGCGGAAAGCGCCCACCGGATCATCGCTGTTCGAGGGCGTTACGCCAGTGGTGATGCCCGAGGCCGTGGTGAAATTGTCAGAAATAGTCGAAGCCGGATAGCTGATGTAGCTTCCCGTGGCCGTGTGCATCATTGACAAGCCGACATAGGGCTGCACGCTTCCCGCCGTCCGCCCCGAGACGGTGAAGCTCACCTGATAGGTATGGCCCTTCTTGATCTGCGAAGAGACCTTGGAGATGCTGGCCCATGCGGTGGCGTTGGCCCCCACAGCTTTGGAACCGGACACCGACCAATTGCCCATAATTGACCAGTAGGATGCGTTGTCGAAACCAGTGTCGCCGTTGATTTCGACAGCATAGGCCGAGGTTGGCGTTCCAATGAGCGCCAGAGCAGCAATGCCGCCGAGGAATTGCTTCTTCGTCATATCGCGCTGAACCCTGACGGAGGTGTGCCCACGAACGACGCGGTGGCGAAGTGGAAGGTCGCTGAGTTGGTCGAGCTGAACTGCGACTGCATCCCCGGAAGAATGTCGCCGGTAATGCCGCTGATGCTTAAACCCCCAGTTCCCGCGGCGGGATCGCCGCTCGGCATCCAGGTCCCGCCGTTCTTGCGCATCCAGACTTTTCGCGCAGTGCCGTCAGCCGCGAAGTCCAGTCGGTCCGATGTCGTCCACGCCCCGCCTGAAGGGTAGGAGGAATAGCCGTCGATTGTGCCGCCATTGTCCCAGCAGAAACCGTGAAGATCGCTGGCACTGTCGCCCCACCATGACGTAAAGGCTTGGGTTGTGTCGGCCGCACCAATCCGGAAACCGCCGCCGGCCTTCAGATCGACATTGACCTCCCAATAGCCCTTGCCCGTCGAGATGCCGCGCGTTGCCCGGACGCCATCGATCGACGAACCGCCACCCGTCGCGGTGAGCGCGCCGTTGGTGAGCGTGATTCCCGAAGTCTTGTCCGAGGCATTGAGAATGACCGGCTGAACGGTGTCGGTCTTGGAGATGACGTTCGACCAGTTCGAGTAATAGGACACTTGCGCGGGCGAGAGCGCAATGACCCGCATCCGCTCGTAGAACTGGCTGTCGGCGGGTTCGCTGTAGGCGGGCGTTGCGGTGGTCCAATCGATCGTCAGCGGAGACTGAAGCATCGCCTCGGTGAGCTGGATCTCGCCGTCGTAAAGAAGGGTTCCAAATGCGTTGGTCGTGCCGAGCTGGCGTTGCAGATAGTAACCGGCATACGTCTTTGAGCCGAGGGCCGCGTCGGAGGTGTACGGGCTCGCTCCGGAGGCTGAGGTTCGGGTAAGAACAGGAGCGTCAGCACTGAGATCTATAGCGGCGACAGCAGCGGTGTTCGAAGTGGATGCTGGCGAGGAATCGCCCGCTACATTGGTGGCAACGACCGTACAGTGGATCGCCAGCCCTACTTCCGTGTCATAGATGACGTAATTGTCGCTGGTTTCGCCGGAAATGACCCCGTTGGCGTCGTACCACTGATAGGCGTAGCTCGTTGGGCCGCCCGACCATGTTCCGGTCGAACAGAACAGCCGCTGCCCGACAATCGCATCCCCCGTGATCGCCGGAGCAACGGAGTTGACCGGAACAGTGGCTGAAATCGGCCCGACACTGTTTGACCCTGCCGATCCGGATCCGGTGGCGTTGGTTGCCGTCACCGTGCAGGAAATCATCGTGCCGTTGTCGTCGCCGACGAGGACGTAAGTTGAGCTGGTCGCGGCACTGATCGGAGAACCGCCGCGCTTCCACTGGTACGTGTAACCCGTAGGAGAGTTGGTCCAAGTGCCCGTCGAGCAGCTGAGCGTCGCGCCTACCGAAGTCGTTCCCGTTACCGCTGGAGCAACCGTGC